TAATGGCGCTGTTTTACATATTTAAGAAATTGTGGTTTGAAGACCACTCTTAGGACCGAGATAGTTCTCGGGTTGAGTGGGGGAGATTCGCTACTCCCCCATTCGTATGTATAAAACCAATTGATTATAGATAGTTTAAATATTTAAAAAATATTTTAAATTCCTTAAAGGGGGGGTGCGATAGCACCCCTCTTTTTTATATTTATCAACAAAACGTTTCAATAAAACCTGTTATATTATGATAAATTATATAAAAAATAAAATTATGGCATTTTCAAACATTTTTAAAGATAGTAATGATCTTAATGAAAAGAATATTGTAGGGTTTGCATCTTTTGCTATTATAGCTATATTTGCAGTTGCTGACATTATTACTGGAGTATTTGGGAAAGAATTATTAATCACTGATACAATATTTAATTCATTTGTGATTATTACCCTAGGATCATTTGGAATTGATGGTATTACAAAAGTATTTACCCCAAAAGAAAAAAAATAAATAGATGAATTGTTATACAAGAGAAGAAATTGAGGCTGTAATGCACAGCAAAAAATATAAATATTTTACTGGGAGTGAGTATGATATTAATATAATAGGAATAAGAAATTCATCAACAGAAGGCAAAGTAACAAATGCTTTTGATGATTATATAACACTATCATATAAGGTAGAAGGGGAATGGAAATTCCATTGCTATAAATGTACTACAGACCCTGGCTCACATTGGGAGAAGAATTTACTAAACAAAGATGGTGTAGCAATCCTAGTCCCAGGACAATATAGAGGTTCTCATACAATAGGATTACATCAAGGTAAATATGAGGCACTTAGACAGAAAAGTCCTCTTAAAGTTTACAGAGATAAAAATAAAGATGGTGTTTATGACTTTTTAGAAGAGAATATTAAAGAAGGAATATATGGAATCAACATCCATAGAGCAACTTCAAGAGTGGGTGGTAAATCAACTCAAATAGATAAATGGTCAGCAGGTTGTCAAGTAATAGCATCTAACGATGATTGGCATGAATTTTTAGGTATATGTCAAACCTCAAGAAAAATTTGGGGCAACTCATTTACTTATACTTTAATTGAATCCAAAGACATATAAATAGTGGATAATGAAACTCTCATATTTTTAGTAACTGGGCTAACTGGAGCTTTTGGGGTTAAAGAAATATGGGGTATTATTAAAAAGCGAATGGATCAATCACATTCAATATCTAAAAAATCATCATCATACAAAGAAAAACGTATAGAAGAGTTAGAAGATGAATTAAAAATATCACAATCTACTATTCTATCACTTACTATTAGAGTATCTAAATTGGAAGAACGCATTTTGCATATTGCCAAGAATAGAATCAAAGATGATTAAAGTAAACTATATGAAGGTAATATTAGCAAGTACAGCAGGGGTAGGTTTCCTTTGCTCTTATTTCTTGCAATTAACAATGGCAAATGCCGAACAATACTTAGCAATAATGGCTGTATTGTTATTAGATGGGTTTTTTGGGGTAATAGCAGGAACAAAAAGAGAAGGTTTTAAAACCTATAAAGCTCTAAAACTCTTAAAATCTATTGTAACTTGGGAAATAATACTTACAGCCATTTTAATGGTAGAGAAGGGATTTAGGGGTACTGGGTGGTTAAGTGAAACAATTATTCCACCCTTTATTATATTCCAATTAATATCAGCACTTAAAAATGCATCTATGGCAGGTTTCATAAAAAACGAACTATTAAACATCATCTTAGATAGAATTGATAAACATAAAGGGTTAAGGAGAAAATAAAATATCCCGTGGGTTCCCACTCCTTTATTCGTATCTTATATGTATTATTGTGGGACTACAAAAACCCATTTAAAATAATAAGATATGATTGAAAAAATACAAAAAAGAATATTCCCCTTTATTATAGCTTTTTCAGCTCTATCAGTATCGGCGGCAGCAGCATTCTACTCAGTTAGTGGTTTGATGAAATTATTTGCAGGAGCAACTTTTGCAGTAGGATTAATGGCATCTTCCTTAGAGATAGCTAAATTAGTAATAGCATCTCTTTTATACCAATATAGAAAATCTCTCCCATTATTCCTAAAAACCTACCTTTCAATATCCTGCTTTGTATTAATATTAATTACAAGTATGGGGATATATGGTTTTCTTTCTGCAGCTTACCAAGAAACAGCATCTAAAGCTGGAAGCATTGATTCCCAAATAACCTTAATTGAAACTAGAAGAGATAATACTAAAGAACAACTCAACGTATACACTGGCGAGAAGGAAAGCATTAACAAAGCCGTGGCTGACTTACGTTCAGGCTTAGCTAACAACGTTATACAATATACTAACGCAGAAGGTGTATTAATAACAACTACTTCAACCTCTACAAGGAGAGCATTAGAAAAACAATTAGATCAAGCTATAGATAGGCAAACTATAATTAATGATAGAGTAGATGGTTTAAATACTAAACTATTTGAATATGAAACAGAAATAGTAGAAGTATCAACTAACAATGATGTAGCTGGGGAATTAGGCCCATTAAAATATCTATCAGGTCTAACAGGTACACCAATGGATAAAATTATTAATTATCTTCTATTAACTATTATATTTGTATTTGATCCTCTAGCAATTGCCCTAGTAATAGCAGCTAACTTTGCATTTGAACAGATAAAACCTAAAACCAAAGAAAATATTTATGGTGAAGAAGTTCTTATAGAAGAAGATGATGAGGAAGATAAATACAATCCTGATGAAGAACATTGGGTTAAGGATTGTTTTGAATCCTCTTTGAAAGAGGAAATTTATATGGGAATTAAAGATGATGAAGTACAGCATGATAAAACTATTGAACTTGGAATAAATGGTGGGTTAGATAATTTAACAATCCAAGAATTAGAAATTTTAAAATCAAAAATTTCAAAACCTAACATGCATGGTCCTAAAGGTTGGAAAACTATACAAAAAAGAATTGATAAGTTAAAAGAGATTCAAAATGGTGAGGAAAATGGTGGTAGTGATCTTACTATAAAATATAATTAAAATTTCCTACTCCACTTCCACTAAAAGACTTGGTTTAGCCACATATTGTTCGTATATTTAAGGGGTAAATGAGGCAAGAAGCCAATAGAACAATTTAAAAAATAAAGGTTATGAGTAAAGAAATTAAAGATCAATTACAAAAAGGTGATGTTCAATTTACAATTAAAGGTATTACTTCATATGCTAGAGGTGGTGAAGATAATGAATATGGTGATTTTCCAAAAGTATTTAAGGTGTCTGATGATTGTAGTTCAATTTACACCTCTTCCAATTTTTCTCTCACTGGGATGAATGTTACTAAATGGGGTCCTACCTGTATCACATTGTATACATTTGATATGTTAGATAAAAAATCAATAGGTAAAATAAAATATTCAGATATTACAATTTTAAAATAATGAAGGAAAATATTTTTAATGTAGAAAATGAAGATCTTGTCCTTAAAGAAATCTCTAAACTTCGCCCTTTAAATTATAATAGATTTATGTGGTGGCGTCGTTTTAGTCAAAAGAAAATACCACTAGATGATAAATCCCCCCTTTTAGATAAAATAAAAAATGGCGACTTAGATTTTTCCCATTACTACTGGCAGGTTTTATACACTGAAATTGAAATGAATGAAAAGTATAAAGAATGTGTTGATGAGCAACATTTTATAGAACAGTGTAGAGTTGATAGAGAACGTCGTAGACGTTTACATGGTGATTTTGAAAAAGATGAAAAGGAAAAATTAAAGATTTTACGTAGAGAATTTTCTAGAGAATTTCGTATGACTAAAGAAGATTATGATAGAGAAATACTTGAATTTGATGGTACAATATTACAACTATACAACCATTGTGAGATAAGATATAGAAAAAAATTAAAAATAACATCAAAAAGAGGGAGACCTAGAAAATATGGAAATTAATGAAGGAATGAGTAACTCCGTAGAGTTACTAGGACATTATGGAAGTGACACGATACATGCTCAATCAGCTTGGACGTCAACCTCACGTGATTTAACCGAAGATAAACTATCAAGAGTAGGTAAACTACTAAAAATGTTAGCTTCAGAAGGACACCACACCCCATTTGAAAAATCAGGATTACATTTTTTGGTAAATGTAGATCAGGCAACACATATTCATCTCTTAAAGCATAGAGTAGGAGTTTCAATTAATGGAGAATCTGCTCGTTATAAGGAACTTAAAGAAGATAAAATGATGGTTCCTTCAGATTGGAGTGAGGTTTGGAAACATAAGCTGATTAGTTATACTGAAGAAGGAAATAAGTTATATCATGAAGCACTTGAACATTTTTCACCTATTCTAGGTCGTAAGCGTGCTAAAGAATCAGCTCGTTTCTTTAAAACATTCAATTCTCAAATTTCTATGGATATTATGTTTAATTGGAGAAGTTTTTACCATTTCCAAAAACTACGTAATAGCCCAGATGCTCAAAAAGAAGTAAGAGAATTAGCTGAGGAGATGCTTAATATAGTTAAGGATATTGAAGGTAATCCTTTTGAACTTACTATTAATGCTTTTGATTTATGGTAGAATTATTAAGACATAGTCTAGGAATTTGTGGGGAACATTGGCATCCAAATATTTTTACTATTCTCATAAGTGGGCTTGGATTATCCACTCCACTTTATTATATTATTAGCAAATTAAAAAGTTATAGAAATGAAAGTAAATCACGAAGTACCTCTATGCCTACTAGAAGATAGTAGAAAATTTAACGATTATGAATTCATCCTTCCTCACCTATTAGATGAGGAACCTGCTTATTTAGATTATTTTCTTAAAGCTAAAGCTGAAGGGCGTTATATCATAATGGATAATTCTTTACATGAATTGGGTGAAGCCTATAACCATGAACGCTTATTACATTGGATAGAAGAAATTAAACCTAATGAATTTATTGTCCCTGATGTTTGGGAAGACTTAGTAGAATCAGTTTGTAATGCTGAGATTTGGATTAATTATAAATTTCCTAAAGGAGTTGAAAAAGTAGCAGTAGTTCAAGCAAAAACTCTCCATGAAGCCTTCGAATGTACTAAAATTTATAAAAGATTAGGTTATAATAAAATAGCATATTCTTATGGTGCTTCATATTATAATGATATATGTCCTCACCCTAATAAAGATTTAGGTAAAGCGTTAGGGCGTATATCTGTTATTTCTACTTTATATAATCAAGGAGCATTGAATGAAAATGACAGAATACATTTATTGGGGTGTTCAGTACCACAAGAATTTGGTTGGTACCGCGGAATTAAGTGTATTGAATCAATAGATACCTCAAACCCAATAATGGCTACATTAGAAAATACTACTTATTCAAATACGGGTTTAACACAAAAACCAAAAGCAAATATGAATGATTTTTTCTACATGGAAAGTAATAAAATTGATTATAATTTATTAGATTATAATTTAACAAAATTTAAACAAATAAATAATATATAATATGGGTGTAAAGCAAAGTTTATACGAATACCTAGGAAAAGCCGCAGGTAAAGAAACAGGAAAAAATGTATTCACAGCTGCTAAAGCTATGAATATTAAACCCTCAACAAGAGATATAAGTAATCTTAAGTATGAAGGGAAAGTAATGACATATCCTAAAGAATTTTTAGATTTATATTTTAACTATAATTAAAATGGCATTAAAAAAACAAACCATAAGAGGTTTAGAAAAAATAACACTAAATGGAGATTCAACTACTAAAGAAGAACTCATCACATTAAGTGAAGATTGGAGTGAAAATGAAGAAATTGTTGTTAGGAAAATACTACAACAAGGTGGTAAATGTAAGATACAAGGTAACATTATATCTGTAATACGCCCTATAGGTGAAGATTATAGTTTAGCTCGTAGATAATTTAATATATAAAAAAATATGCAACTAGAATTTAATCAGCAGGACTTTAAAAGTCCTAAACACGCAGTAGTTTCACTTTCAGGAGGACTAGATAGCTCAACGTTATTACTTAAATGTCTTGAAAAATTTGAAACAGTAACAGCTTTATCATTTGACTATGGTCAAAAGCATAAAGTTGAATTAAGAAGAGCAAAAGCTTTAGTAGACTATCTAAAAAGACATAAATATAATATCAATTACCAAGTTATTAAATTAGATGGTTTAGTAAATTTACTTGATTCTGCTCTTGTAGAAGGGGGAGATGAAGTGCCTGAAGGACACTATGCTGAAGATAATATGAAAGCAACAGTAGTTCCTAATCGTAATAAAATATTTGCTTCTATATCGCAAGCCGTAGCATTATCAGTTGCTAATCGCACAGGAGATAATACAGTAATTGCTCTTGGAATTCATAGCGGTGATCATAGTATTTATCCTGATTGTAGACAAGAATTTAGAGATGCAGATGATAAAGCATTTAGAGAAGGCAATTGGGATGCTGAGAGGGTAAGTTATTTTACACCATATTTAGAAGGTAATAAGTTTACGATACTACAAGATGGTGAAATTTTATGTGATAAATTAGATATTGATTTTGATGAAGTGTATGCTAGAACACTCACATCATATAAACCATCACCTGAAGGGTTTAGTGATTATAAATCAGCATCTTCTGTAGAACGTATTGAAGCATTTATAGCATTAGGTCGTCTAGATCCAGTACAATATTATGATGAATCAGGTGTTGTATGTTATGACGTAGCAAAAGTTTATGTTGAACAATTACTATCGGAATACGAAAAAGAACTATTAAATGTAAAATAATATGAAACGTAAAGGAAATAACCAAAAATGGAATAAAAAAATCTCATTTATAAAATCATCAGTTAGAGCATTAGGTTATTGTTACATTCTCTTTAATTTGGAGTTGGCAATAACTATTCTTATATTGAGTGAAATTGTAGGAATAATAGAAGAATTAGTATAAACAATAAAATAAATAAATTATGAATAAGAAAGGAATTATCTACTTCTCCGCACCGTGGTGTGGACCTTGTAAACAATTAGGACCTATTATGGATGGGTTAGAAAAATATGGGGTAAAAGTTAAAAAGGTTAATTGTGACTATGATGCATCAATAACCCAACAATATGATATTAAAAGCATCCCAACTTTAATTTTAACTGATTTAGATGGAAAAGAACTTAGCCGTAAAATTGGAGTTCAATCACAACAACAAATTTTAGACTGGTATAATGGGTAAATTTCAATCAAGTAAAATATTTGACGGGTTTAGTACAGTGTTTCGTCAATGGAAAGCAGAAGATACACACTGTAGATTTCTACATGGTTATGGTATTTCATTTAAGGTATATTTTGAAGGTGAATTAGATGATCGAAATTGGGTTTGGGATTTTGGAGGTATGAAACGTGCTAAAACTTTAATCGATGGTAAATCACCTAAAGAATGGATGGACTATATGTTTGACCACACAGTTATTGTTGCTGAAGATGATCCTGGAATGGGAGGTTGGAAAACAATGAATGATTTAGGTGTAATCCAGTTAAGAGTTATTGAAGCTACAGGTGCCGAAAAATTCTCAGAATTCATTTTTAATAAGCTTAACCCATTCGTATTAGAAGAGACTGGTGGTAGGGTTAGGGTTACTAAGGTAAAGTTTATGGAACATGGTAAAAATGCTGCATATTATGTAGAAGATTAAATAAAAAATAGTTATGGCAATAAAAAGAATAGAAGATTACAACAAGGTACTCCCCATACTTGAATTATACAGGTGTGTACAATCAGAGGGTAGCCGTTTTGGACGTCCAACTATAGCAGTAAGAACTACAGGGTGTACCCATAGATGTTATTTCGGTGAAGGTGGATGGTGTGATTCTTGGCAAACATCAATACATCCCGAAAGAGGGGGTTTTACATTTAACGATATTATTAAAATGTATGATGAAAACCCTCATATTAAAGAGATGATGTTAACTGGAGGAAGTCCTACACTCCACCCTACAGTTGTAAATGAATTAACCAACTTTGCAAATGAGAGAGGTATATTAATTACAATTGAAACTGAAGGATCTCATTTCATTGAAACTGATTTTCCAATAGGTCTTATCTCACTTAGCCCTAAATTTAGCAATTCAGTTCCAGTATTAGGTGTACCAACTCCTGGAGGTAAGATTACAGATGAGAAGATTATTAAACAACATAATAAACTTAGACTTAATTTTCAGGCTATCCGTCAAACATTAGATTACCATTCTGATTATCATTACAAACCAGTATGGGATGGAACTGAAAGTGGTTTAGCTGAAATTGAAGAATTTAGAGTTAAAATGGATATTCCTAAAGATAAAACATTTATAATGCCTGGTGGGGATTCTAGAGATGAATTAATCAAAATGTACCCCCTTGTATTTGAAATGTGTGCTGAGAGGGGTTATTGTATGACAGGGCGAGATCACATCATTGCTTATGATAAAAAGAGATTTGTGTAAGAAATAATAGTAAAAAATAAAATAAGTATAGTGGATAAGATAGAAAATTTTGGCATATTAGAGGAAATATCAGAGCAAATAGTTAAAGTTGTCAATGATACAACCAACGACTATGATGCTATGGAACAAGTAATTGAAGTCCTAGATAAATATTTAATTAAAGAGGAAAAATGAGAGAATTAATTTCGGCTAAGGCTATTAATTTCCAAACTAAAATAATTGGTAAACAAATAGCAGATGCTCATAGAGGTGATAAAACACCTGTAATAATGGTTGGTTTACTTAACGGTTGCTTTGCGTTTTACAGCGATTTAGTTCGTGCTATGCCGATTGTGGTGGAGTGTGATTTTATGCGCGTTAAATCGTATACAAAGCGCAAACAAGGCGATATACAAATCACTAAGGATTTGGAAACACCCATAAAGGGTAAGCATGTTTACATTGTAGATGATATTTACGATACTGGAAATACGATTTCTGCTGTTATAGAATATTTAGAAGTAAAACACCCAGCTTCGATTTCAATAGCATCTTTAATTACAAGATCTACCTCCCCAACACCAAAACAACAATCATATCATGCTTTTACTATTAAAGATGAGTGGGTGATCGGAGCTGGAATGGATGATGAAAATGGACATAATAGAAATTTACCTTCAATTTGGGCTCTATAAATAGAGTTCGTATATTATATTATATAAAAAGTTATAAATGGAAAATAAACGTAGAAAAATCCACGAAGAATTAGAAGTGGTACAGACAGGTTTTGCGAATGGAGTTGCTGAAGGCTTCCCATTAGAACAATCTAATAAAGATAAAATGATTAACGATGCTGAAAAAGCATATGGTGATTTTTTAGATGCTTTAAAATGTGATTGGAGAAATGATCCAAATTCTATGGAGACACCAAGACGTGTAGCTAAAGCTTATGTAAATGATTTATGGGCAGGACGTTATACAGCAATGTCTCCTATTACTTCATTCCCAAGTGATGGTTATGATGGAATCGTAATTGAAAGAAATATCCCACTTACATCTATGTGTTCACACCATCACCAAACTATTATGGGTGTAGTTCATATTGGTTATATTGCAGGAGAATCAGGTCAAGTAATTGGGTTATCTAAACTTAATAGAATCGTAGAATTATTTGGTCGTAGAGGTGCTATTCAAGAACAACTAACATCAGCTATCCACAATGCAGTAGATAAAATCACTGAAGGTAATTTAGGTGTAATTGTTACAATAGTTGCAACACATTCATGTGTAAGTTGTAGAGGTGTTAAACATCATGGTGCTTCCATGGTTACTACTAAAGCATGTAAAGCATTTAGAGATAATACAAATCAATCAAGAAAAGAATTCTTTGATAGCATAAAAATCAATAATGGGGGACACCAAATATAAATAAATAATAACTATGAAGAAAGTAAAAGAGTTAATTCAACAGGAATTGATAAATAGTATTGAATTGTTAAATGAGGTACAATATAGAGATAGAGAAAATATAATTCCCCAAATGGAATGGGCAGATGTTATATCTAATCGTATTGAGAGTATGATTTTAAGCAAATATGTTCCTTTTGTAAGTGAAGTAGAGGAATTTAATTCTACTATGGGTAAACCAAATAACTATGAATCTACGATTCCAGAAAAAAAAGAATGGATGTTTGTTTATAATTTCATCCTTGAAGAACTTGAAGAATATAAGGCTGCATGTGAAGCCGGAGACATTATTGAAGTTCTTGATGCTCTATGTGACATTACCTACGTTTCACTTGGTAACGGAGCTATGTTACATGGTCTTAAAGAAAAAGTATGGCCCGCATATCAAGAAGTACAAGCGTCAAATATGTCTAAGGCTTGTGTTAACGAAGAAGAAGCACAAAAAACCGTTGAGAGGCGCTCTGCAGAGCAAAAGGAACCATGTCACTATTCGAAGGTTGGGGGATATTATATTGTCTATAGAACGCGTGATATGAAGGTTATGAAAAATATTAATTACTTCCGCCCTGATTTAACCAAATTCTTTAGAGAAGAAGAATTAAAAAATATATAATTTCAACCCTTTTATAGTATGTATTAACGTATGTGAATGGTATAACTTACATTTAAAGGTTTAAAATTATGGGGAGATTTAGTTTGGAGGATGCAACGGCTACATTTGGTTTTAATAGGGGTGATAACCCAAATAGGGATATTATTATAAGAAAAAATGCTACTGCAGAGTATGTAACAACACTTGACTCTATCGTACCATCTTCCATAATAACTGTCATCTCCATACCATCATTTGATGAATCAACCATAGATACACCAATGTCAACCCCAATACCTGCAGGTTCATTAATAACTGGTGTGTCGTTAGTGTGGACTGAAGTAACACAAATCAACTTCCCAGTCCCACCTAATCGTTTTGATATAACTTCTAATATAAACTTTTCAATTGGTACAACTACAGGTGGAGCAGAAATTTGTGCACCCGCAAAATCCAACGTTGCAGGTCGGGATATTGTAGCAGGAGCAGTGCAATCCTTGGATAGTATTGCTGTTACACCTTTTCCTTTTGAGGGTAGTTTGTACCCTGCAGAATCTTTTACATTTGTAAATGGTGCAGTTAGATATTTTGAAACAGATCAATTATTATTTGCAAGAACAGTATTTGATAACCAAACCCTAAAAGATCCCGTAAATGTTACATTTATAGTAGATTACATTACTATATAATATATAATTTTAACCCTTTTATAATATGTATCAATGTACACAAATAAATAATTTAATTAATTAAAAACAAAATTATGCAACCATCATTCAATTTAACAAACGCAACAGCCTCCTTTGGGTTTAACAGCGGTGATAACCCAAATAGGGATATCATTACAAGACAAGATGCTACAGCAACCTTTTTAGGACAAACAGCAAAAGCATCAAAAATAGCATTTACAATCCCTGCAGGAGTTGCAACAGTAGATACTCAATTTTTAAATATAGTTCCTGCAAATTCAGTAGTAACCGATCTTAAAGTAATATTTAGATCAGCAGTCGATTTTGGTGCCGGAGGTACTTTAAATCTTGCAGTTGGTACAGCTTCAGGTGGTGCAGAACTTTGTGCATCAGTTTTAACAGGAGCAGCAGGAGGTTCAATATCTACAGGAGCAGCTACAGGTATTTCTTCAATAGCCGCAACAGGTGGAGCAGTATTTGTATTTGAAACAGGAACACCAGTTTATTTCGTTAATGGGACTTCTCTATTTATAAGATCAGTAGTAGGAGTAAATGCAATGGCTGGAGCAGCAACTTGTTCTTTAGTAGTAAGTTACACTACTTTATAAAACACATTAATAGAACTACAAAGAGGGGTAAGTTGGATATACTGATTTACCCCTTTTTATAATTAATCATTAAACAACAATAAACAAAAACATGCAACAAACATTCAATCTAACAAATGCAACAGCCTCATTTGGGTTTAACAGTGGTGACAATCCAAATAGGGATATTATTACAAGAGCAGATGCTACTGCAGCTTATTTAGCAACTCTAAATTCTGCTGCTTCAAAGGTAACATCAACAGCATTTACGATTCCTGTAGGAGTAGCTACAACAAATTTTACATTTCCAGCAGCTTCACCTGCAAATGGAGTAATAACTAATATATCAGTACTATTCAAAGAAGACATAGATTTAGGAGCAGGAGGTACTTTATCATTAACTGTTGGTTCAACTAGTGGTGGAGCTGAAATATGTCCATTAGCACTAGTAGATAATGCAGGTGGTGGAGTAGATGAAGGATCCGTCCAAGGTATCAACCAAGCTCCTAGTCAAAATGGAGCAGCATTTACATTTACTCCTGGTGGAGTTAGATACTTCACAGCTGATCAAACACTTTTCATACAAACCATAGTTGGGGTGAATGCATTAGCAGCAAGTGTTGATGCTATATTCGTAGTAAATTACTCCACAATATAAAAATCTCTTAATTAAAAAAACAAAACTATGCGAGCAACATTCAATCTAACGGATGCAACAGCCAAATTTGGGTTTAACAATGGTGACAATACAAATAGGGATATTACTACAAGAAGTAATGCTACTAGTAATTATTTAACAACTCTAACCAGTGAGTTCAATAGCGTTACAACTACATCACCATTTACAATTCCTACACCCACGGGAAGGTATGAACTTGAACTTCCAAGGGCAATACCTGCAAATTCATTAATCCAAGAGTTATATATAGTATTTAAAGAAGAAGTAGATTTAGGTGTAGGAGGTCGTATGTCAATAGGAATTAAAAATGAGAATTTTAGGTCTTATATATGTAACCCTCGGAGTGTAGCAGATGATGGTGGTACTGTACTTGCAGGAGCAGTTCAAGGTTTCTATAGTATCCCTAGTGTATCCGGTGGAGCAGCTTTTGAATTTGCAGTTAGTCAACGGATTAATCAGGAATATTTCTATCCAACGGAAACTAATGTTTTTGTTGAACCTAACATCACCGTGAATGATTTAGTATCAAGTGTTGATTGTGTATTAGTAGCAAAGTTCGCTATTATACAATAACAGATTTTTTTTTTAAAAATAGTGAGGCTTAACTTGGAAACGGGTTAAGCCTTCATTATATTCGGGTCAAAACAGGTTGCAAATGTATAAAAAAGTATTTTCAAGAAGGTTAAGAGGAAACAATCATTTAATCCACCTTTGGTCAGATGAAGGTTATGAAAAAATTGAATGGACAAATCAAGCCTACATAGAGTGTGATGATTCTAAATCCACCCACAAAGGATTAAATGGTGAATCATTATATAAAACCCCAAACTGGACTCCAGATAACAATAAAGTCCATTTTCATGATATGCCAATCCACCAAAAGTTCTTAGTGGATAAGTATGGAATCAATGATGAACCCTCTAAAACACACAGAGAAGTATTTTTTGATATTGAGATTGAAATGGGTGAAGCCCTTACCGAAGAATATATCAAATCAGCTCCTAAAAAAGTTACATCAATAGCTTGGTATGATAAACAAGTTGATTTATGGGGTATTGTTATTTTAGATCCTAAAGGTCAATTAAAACATACTAAAGCAAGAAATAAAGAAATTATTCCTTGTAAAACTGAAGATGAATTATTACTTAAATTTATTGAAAAGTTTAGAGAAATTGATCCTGATATTATAGTAGGGTGGAATAGTGATTATTTTGATATTCCTTATCTTTACTATAGAATGTGTAATGTTTTAGGTGAAGATGTAGCTCGTTATTTATCCCCTATAGGTTATGTTCGTGAAACCCCTTGGTATAAAGATCAATTTATCCAAATAGCAGGGGTTGAGTCTTTAGATTATATGCGTTTACATAAAAAGTTTAGTTGGGCTGATGAACCATCATTTAAATTAGATGCAATTGGGGAAAAGTATGTAGGGATGAATAAAATTGAGTATGAAGGTAGTCTTGATAAATTATTTGAAGATGATATTCACAAATTTATCCAATATAACTTTGTAGATGTAGAAATCTTAAAAAAACTAGATGAAAAGTTAGATTATTTAGCACTTGTTAAAAATCTAGCCCATAAAGGAAAACATAACTATAGTGAAGTATATGCTAATACTAAAACCCAAGATGGAGCAATTTCAGCTTATCTATTAAGTAAAGGTATTGTACCACCTGCTAAGGAACGTAACCCTTTCACTAAAGAGAATTATGCTGGTGGTTATTTATTTTGCCCAAAAGCAGGTATTTATAATTATGTATTTGATGAAGATTTAACTTCTCTATACCCATCAATTATTATGACTATTAATATTGGTAAAGAAACTATGATTGGTAGGATTATAGATGCTGATGATAGGAATAATCGTTTAGGGTTAAATGATTTAAAACGTAAGGATCCTGAAGAAGAACTCATCATTGAGAATGTAAAACGAAAACGTACTAAAATTAAAATTGGAGAATTAATTAATTTAATCCAAGATATGAAAATGTCCATATCAGCAAATGGGGTTATGTTTGATACTAATAGAGAATCAGTATTATCTACCATACTAAAAAAATGGTTTGATGAGCGTGTAATGTATAAAAATAAAATGAAAACAGCATATAAATCTGGAGACAAAGAATCGGGAGATGCATTTCATATGAAACAATACACAATGAAGATTCTATTAAATTCACTCTATGGCGCAACAGCTTTACCAAGCTTTAGGTATGGTTCTGTAATTCTAAGTGAAGCTACAACGCTTAGTGGACAAAGAATTATTCAAGAGAGTGCTTTAACTACTAATCGCCATTTAAATAAGGTTTTTAGAGGTGAAGATGAACTATAGTATAAACAGGACTGGGTAAAATAAATAAAGAAAATATAGAATTATGAAACATTTACAAGATGTACCATGGTGGATATGCGATGCAACCGACATAAATTATGTAGCATATTCAGACACAGATTCCATCTATGTACACGCAGAACCACTATTAAGACATTTATATCCTAATTTTGAGGAAATGCCTAGTGAAGAAAAAGATGATAAGTTAGAAGATATCGCTTTAAAATATCAAGATATTATTACTGATTCTTATAGTGATTTAGCTACAAATTGCTTTAATGCAAAAGGTGCACATAGGTTAGAAATGAAGACTGAAGCAGTTATCCGTGCTGCTTATTTTAGAGCTACTAGAAGATATGCTCAGTGGATTACTAAGCAAGAAGGTATTAAAAAAGAGACACTTGATGTAAAGGGACTTGAGTTTAAGAAAGCAAATTTTCCACCTGTACTAGGTAAATTTTTTCATAAAGTACTAGTTGATGTGTTAAAAGGAGAAAAACAATCAAACATTGATGCTCGTGTTAAAGAATTTAAAATTCAAATATTAGATGGTAGTATCCCATTAACTCAATTAGGTAATCCAACTTCAGTGAAAACTCTTAATAAGTATACTGAACGTAAAGCTAGAGCTGGAGAGATGTTTACCATAGTAGCAAAAGGTGCGCCAGCAGCAGTTAGAGCAGTTATTAGATATAATGATTTACTTAAATTTTGGGGGTTAAGTAAGGATCATAATGCAATTACACAAGGTGATAAAGTAAAATGGATTTATTTAAAATCAAACCCCTACCAAATAGATGCGATTGCTTTTCTTGATTTTGATTTTCCTCCTAAGATAGAAAAGTTTATAGAGCAATATGCTGATAGAAAGAAAATATTTGAATCTATCTTATTAAATAAATTAGAGGGTTTTTACTCTGATCTGGATTGGTCATTATCCCTCAACCCTTACAAAGATATGTTCTTTAATTTAGATTAAAAGTTGGAATATTTAAAATAAATTCGTATATTATATATATAAAAGTTATAAAAATGATAAGTAAAATACAACTACAAAGTATAATTGATAAGTATTATTTAGGATTAAATGAATCTGTGAAATGGGTTATTAAAGATAATAATCTAAGTATTGATTTTATGACACCCACTAAGGATGTTATAGGTAAGGTAACTTGTAATAATTTTGATATGGAGGATGGTAGCATTTCTATATATGATACTAAAAAATTACAGAGTTTAGTATCTATCTGTAATGGTGATCTACTCTTAGAATTAGAAAAAAATAATGCTATTTATACTAAACTTAAAATATCAGATCTTAATTTTAATTTAACGTATGCACTATCAGATCCTCTACTTATTGGTAAAGTTGGTACTGTAAATACTCAAGATTGGGTTGTAGAATTAGATTTAGAAGCTGATGATGTTACAAACTTGATTAAAGCTAAAAGTGCACTTTCTCAAGTAGATAATATGTTAATAACTACAACTAAAAATTTAGATGATGTAAATGTTGTTGAGTTTGTATTTGGTGATGAAGCCGGACATAATAATAAAATAACATATCAGGTAAAAGGAAGAGTTGATGAGTTGAATTTACAAACACCTTACAATAGTGATGTATTTAAAACTATTCTTCAAGCTAACAAAGGTATGGAAGAAGGTAAATTATTTCTTAGTTCAATGGGGTTGTTAAAATTTGAATTTAAGAGTGAAGGAAATTATAGTGAATACTTTATGGTAAGAAGATCTGATACAGATTTTTAGGAAAAAAATAAAGAAAATAAAATTTTATATATGTATACCGAAATAATATTGTAGTTTAGGACACGCTGTTATTTTTTAAATTAATCGGGAACTTAGGTCCCACAAAAAACAAATGATATGAGTACATTAATTAATGAACAGTCGAAATTCGACATTTTATTCCGTAACCTATTCAAGGCAGACGGAGCTTTTCAACCAACCACGTTTGAAAACAAACAACCCCACCCACTAGACATTTATTACGACAAAGACGGGCTTCACTTTGACATAGCTTGTACTGGGTTAACTAAAAAGGACATCAAATTAGAAATTGATGGTGATCTTTTAAAAATTATCTATGATAAATCAACCGAAGAAATAGAAGATTACAGTAACTATATCTATAAAGGATTAGCTAAAAGATCTTTTAACTTAGGTTATAAAGTAGCAGCTAAGTTCGAACTTGAACAATTAGAAGCAGAAATGAAGGATGGTTTACTTCATTTATTTATTCCAATTGCGGAATCTAAAAAACCAAAATCAATTAAAATAAAATAAAGGTTTCATTAAAATAGCGTGTCCTAACGCAATATTTTTCGTACATTCACGTCAAATAAATAAATAAAGTTATATGTCAAACAACAGCACAATTAGAGATCCTCTTTTAGAACCCTACTATGTAGGTAAAGACGCATATTGTTACACAGTATATGAGTCAGTTGCTCCTAAAAAAACAAGAGCAGGAGATGTTCTCAAAAAAGGGACAAAAGGGGTAGTTTATGAAAAACCTCAAGGACATTACCAATCTTTTGGAGCAGCTTTACAATGTATCGCTAAGTTAAAATTAAATTTTAAAGGTAGAAATTATTCTAGTATTAGAGAATATGTTGATGAATGGAAGATATTATTAGCAGAATTACAAAAATTACAAAAATATCCGGAAGGATTATAAAAATTAACATCAAAAACAAAAACCAATTATGAGTAAAGAATTAGAAGCATTATTTAATGCTGTTATCGTAAAATCTGTAGAAACAGAAGAAACCCAATATGGTTCAATTATTGTTCCAGATATGGGAAATGAAAAAAACCAAATAGGAGAAGTTATTTCAGTAGGTCCTGGTCAACACACTATAACAGGTGATTTTATTAAAACTATAAGTAAAGTAGGGGATGTAGTTGTTTTACCTACTCAAGGATTTACAAAACTCCCATATGATAGTGAAGAATATTGGGTAGGTCCAGAAAATCAAATCCTAGCAAAAATTAATACAATTTAAATAAAAATATGAAAAAACAAGTAAGATTTGGGACTCAATCCCGTGCAGAGTTAATGGAGGGTATCAATGTGTTAGCAGATGCCGTTGTATGTACCTTAGGACCTAATGGTAGAAATGTATTAATTGATACAACAAGTACAGATAGACCAGGTAAACCTATCCACACAAAAGATGGTGTTACTGTAGCTAAACACATTGAGGTAGAAGATTTAACTCAAAATTTAGGGGTTCAAATGGTGAAAGAAGCAGCATTACAGACAGCTGAAAAGGCTGGTGATGGAACAACTACTTCCACTCTATTAGCTCGAGAATTAGTTAAAGCTGGTTTAAAACACCTCAATAATGGTGAAAATGCTGTAGAAATTAAACGTGATATTGATTTAGCTGTAAATGAAGTAATAACTTTCCTTAGAGAAAACATTTCACAGGAAATTTCTAATGAAGACCAATTAGAACAAATTGCCACAATCTCAGCTAACAATGATGTTGAGGTAGGTAAATTGATTTCAACAGCAATTGAAAAAGTAGGACGTGATGGTGTAGTACACATTGAAGAAAGTAAATCAGGTGAAACTTATCTTGAAACTGTAGAAGGTATGCAATTTGGTAGAGGTTATAAATCCCACTTTTTTGTAACTGATAATAATAGTATGACTTGTACTTTGGAAGATCCATACATTTTAATAGCAGATCATAAATTTACAACTGTTAAAGAATTACTCCCAATTTTAGAAAATGTTTCTAATAAGAATAAATCTTTACTAATTATTGCTGAAGATATTGATAGTGAAGCACTTGCAACTTTAATTGTTAATAAAGCAAGAGGTATTCTAAAGGTAGCAGCAGTTAAAGCACCAGATTTTGGAGATAGAAGAAAATTAATTCTTGAAGACATTGCAACTTTAACAGGTGGAACTGTATTTGATAAAGATAAAGGAATGAAGCTTGATAAATTCTCTTATGATTGGTTTGGAGAAGCTAGAACAGTTACGATTTCTAAAGAAGAAACAACTATTGTTGATGGGAAAGGTGATGAAGTAGCTATTAACCAAAGAGTTAGTGAATTACAAACTCAATTAAACCAATCCGAAACTCCATTCATTACAGAACAACTGCAAAATCGTTTAGCTAAAATGGTAGGTGGTGTTTCTATTATCCATGTAGGTGGTCACACTGAAGTAGAAATGGGTGAGAAGAAAGATAGAGTTGATGATGCTTTACATGCTACTAAAGCTGCATTAGAAGGTGGTATTGTTCCTGGTGGAGGTGCTGCATTATTATATGCACGTGAAGCTATTACTAAGGCTAGTATAGGTTCTCAAATTGTATATGAAGCTTGTGGTAAACCATTTGAACAAATTCTAACAAACGCTGGTTATACATCTACAGATGCACAAATGATTGGTAAGTATCAATTGTTAGGTAATGATGAAGGTGTTTGGGCTGGTTATAATCTAAAAACCGAAAAAGTTGTTAATATGAAAAAAGCAGGTATTTTAGATCCAACTAAAGTAACAAAAACAGCATTAGAAAATGCAGCTTCAGTAGCAGGAACAATTTTACTTACGGAATGTGTTGTAGTTGATTATCCAAAATCAGAAACTTCACCATCAGATCCAATGTATTAATTATGTAATATAAAACCATTTATCGGGGGATGTAGTTTTAAGTCCCCCGATAAAAAAATGTATTAATTATGAGTGTAGAAAGAGTAGAACATAATGAATTAATTGCTAACAGGCGTGCTCCAGGTGATAATTGGATTTTAGTTAGTGATCCTAAAAAAGAAGTTTTTAAATCACTTACAGATGCTTTAGAAGCTTTCCTCAAGCTAACTGAATTTAGAGGAGCATATAGATTAGATCCACTTGATAGTAAACTTTATGCTATCTCATCACATGAATGTGAAATACCAGAAGAAGAACCTAAAACTTATAGTTTATATGGTGAAAATCATTTTAAGCAAGGGGTTTAATTTGGATAAGCCAAATACTATTCGTATATTTAAGTATAATAAAAAGTTATGGAAAATAAAGAACATTCACTCTTAGTTGAGAAATATCGCCCACAAGTATTAGAAACTTTTGTAGGTAATGCTCATATTAAAGCAACAATAGCACAATACTTAGGTCAAAATGATATTCAAAACCTCATTTTTTACGGTTCGGCAGGTTGTGGAAAAACAACCTTAGCTAAATTAATAGTTAAAAATCTTGATTGTGATTACCTCTACATTAATGCTTCAGATGAAAGAGGTATTGAAACTATTAGAGATAAAGTATCAGGATTTGCTAGTACAGCATCTTTTAAACCTCTTAAAGTGGTAATATTAGATGAAGCAGATTTTCTTACAATACAGGCACAAGCATCACTTCGAAATGTTATTGAGACATTCTCACGCAATACTAGATTTATAATGACTTGTAATTATGTAGAGCGTATTATTGATCCTCTTCAATCAAGATGTCAAGTACTTAAAATCATCCCTCCCTCTAAATCAGATGTAGCTAAACACATAGCTTGGATATTAGATAAGGAAAAAACATCATTTGAGTTAGAAGATATAGCAATAATTGTAAATCAATTCTATCCAGATTTGCGTAAATGTCTTAATACCATACAACTATCAACTCAAGACAATAATCTAATAATTGATAAATCGGTACTTGTATCATCTAATTATATGTCTCAAGTAATGAAGGAATTATTAGGTAATAAATCATGGAAGACAATTAGACAAATAATAGCAGATTCAGGTTCTAATGATTTTGAAGAACTTTATAAATACCTTTATAATAATGCTGATAATTTTGCTCCTGGTAAGGAAGGAATGGTTGCTTATTATATAAATGAATGTTCGTACCAATCAAATTTTAGAATAGATAAAGAGATTTGTACTATGAGTTTAATCCACCAATTAATAAAATTAATTAAATAAATAAAAAATAAAAAATGTCAGAACAAAAAGAAAACATGAATCTAAATGTAGATTTAAAAAACACACAAATAGTAGAAACTGAGGAAGGTAATGTAGTATTCCAACAAGGAGTTATTTTACGTAAAGTTTCTAAATTCGTAGTTGGTGCTGAAGAAGATGCAGTTATGCCTATTCCAATCTTTTATGATCCAATCTCTGGTAAAATTCTAAAAGATACAATACCCGCAGAGTTAAGAAAAGATTATGAAAATCACGTAATTAACGATTAAAACAATATGACTAAGGAGATAAAATCAGTATTTGACTGGATGGAGCACATTTATGTACTTAAAACACCACCATCTAAATTTTCAAATAAGGATTGGAGCGTATTTAACGCCTATGTGGTTCATCGCATAATAAGTATGGGACAGAACCACATAGAAATCTCTAATTTAGCTCAAAGAATATTACCTACTGATAAATTAGGAATTTATAACTTCTATCGTAATATTTTACCACGAAAGAAAGTTTGGAATCAATATGTTAAATCCAAAACAAAACCTAAGAATAAAGATTTATTATTATTAATATCTAAGTATTTTGAGTGTAGTTCTAAAGAAGCAGATACATACATCGATATGTTAGGAAAATTAGAGATAAAAAACATATTATCTTTAATGGGTAATGAAAAAAAAGAAATAACTAAATTGTTAAAACCATGAGTAAATTAAAAAACATGCTCCGCACATCAGCAATAGCTGATAAAGCAAAAGCATTATTAACCTTAGAATTACTAGAAGTAACCCCAGCAGGTATAGGTGATCATTCCACAGATGATTTTTATAAAAACGCCGAAGAAGCACTTGCTATGTTAGCTGATGCTGATGAGAGGTTAGAAACAATAGAAAAATATTTAGATAAAACGTCATCTACATCATTACTAAGACAAGTTATATAATATGAATATAAATGAAATTTCAGATAATATGGATGTTGTTGAAGTAATTACCATGTTTGAAAAAACATACCCATCGTTAGCAGAGGAATTTAGACAAATTCAAAAAGAACAATATGAGTTATTTGCTGGAAAGATGATGGATTATGGTTTAGGAAATATTTCTTTAGGGTCTACACTCGTAGAAGATGAAGATATACAACTCTCGTTGACTGGTATTTGGTTGCGCTGTAATGACAAGATAAACCGCCTAAAAAACATGCTTAAACGTAAAGGTAAAAGTTATGTTAATGATGAACCTATGATTGATAGTTTTATTGATATATCTAATTATGGTATTATAGCTCAGTTAGTAATGAAAAATAAATGGAAATAAATATGGAAAAGATTCAACTATTCAAAGTTTTTATGGCTGATACAGCCGCTAATGAAGTTTCAAATGTTCTTAATAGTGGTTATATAGGACAAGGCCCTAAAGTAGAAGAATTTGAAAATAACATTAAAAAGTATTTTAATCATGATTATGCTTTTACCACTAATGCTGGAACTTCATCTTTACATTTAGCCCTTCATTTATTAAAAAGACCACACAATAATTGGCCTGGAATTGAAGATGGTGATGAAGTATTAGCTACAGCTATGACTTGCACAGCCTCAAATTGGCCTATTCTAGCTAATGGTTTAAAAATTAAATGGGTGGATATCGACCCAGAAACTCTAAACATGGATTTAGATGATTTAGCTCGTAAAATAACTCCAAAAACAAAAGCAATTATGTTAGTCCATTGGGGGGGTTATCCAAATGATTTAGATAAAATCAAAGATATCCAAAAACAAGCAGAAGAACTTTATGGTTTTAAACCTGCAGTTATTGAAGATGGAGCTCATTCTTTTGGTTCTGAATATAAAGGTAAAAAAATTGGGAATCATGGTAATTTAACTATGTATTCATTCCAAGCAATTAAGCATATTACAGCTATTGATGGAGGTTTATTAATTGCCCCACATCAAGAATTATATAGAAGAGGTAAATTAGCAAGATGGTATGGGATTGATAGAGATGGAAATAAGAAAGATTTTAGATGTGAAGCTGACATTTCAGAATGGGGTTACAAATTCCACATGAATGATGTAAGTGCAACTGTAGGAATTGAAAATTTAAAACACGCTGAAAGGTTAATATCTAAACATAAAGAAAATGCAGCTTACTATGATAAACATCTCCAAAACACCACCGGAATAACATTATTAAAACGTGAAAAGGGATTTGATTCATCATTTTGGATTTATTCTATGTTAGTAGATGATAGAGATGGTTTTTATAAACATATGGAAAAGTGTAATATTGTAGTTTCTCAAGTACATGAAAGAAATGATAAACATTCAACCGTAAGAGAATTTAGAGCACCTTTACCTACTTTAGATAAAACTATAGATAAAATAGTTTCAATTCCTGTTGGTTGGTGGGTTACTCCTGAACAAAGAGAATACATTGTAGATTGTATTAAAAAAGGTTGGTAAGATGTATATTCATAAAAATGGTATCCGTTTAGTTAAAATTTCAAAAGAAGATCTTTCTTTACTTCGAGATTTAAAGAATGAAAGTTGGTTTGGCACCCATAATATCTCATTTGTTAACCTAACAGATCAGGAAAAATGGTTTGAAACTTTAAACCCTCAAAAAACCCTAATTTTAAAAGCTATTAAATCTAATAAAGAAATTGTAGGTTTATATAAAATTCAAAATATAGATTGGGTAAATAGAAAATATGACTCGTCTCATGATATATTTGAACAACATAGAGGTTATGGTTATTCAAAACCTGTATTAGAAGCAGGGGTTGATTTTGGGTTTGAAGTACTTAACATGAATCGTATAGATACTGAGGTATTAGAAAATAATTTAGCCAGCTTAAAATCAGCTTTATGGGTTGGTTATATTAAAGAAGGGTTAAAACGGAAATGTATCCACAAATGTGGGGAATATTTAAATAGTATTGTTTTAGGTATCTTAAAAGAAGAATGGTTAGAACTGGGAAGAATAAAAAATTATAAAGGAATATGCAATGTTTCTTATCAACCTAAAAACTCTAAATGAAAGAAATAGTTCTAATATCAGCTTACACTCCTGAATTAAATCAAATTGACCGATTAAGGGATTTAATAATTTCTCTTAAAAAGTTTAATTATAGGATTTGTTTAATAACCCACTCTTCAACTCCACAGGATGTTATTGATAGATGTGATTATTTTTTATATGACAAGGAAAACCCAATATTATTTGACCCTGATATAAAATATTGGCATCATTATCAAACTGAAAATTATAATTTTATTTTTAGAGATTATACTTCTTTAGCTAGTCATGTTCTTCCTGTTTTAAGAATGCATTTAGGTGCTTTATCTTATTTAAAATCTCTAGGAGAAGAAGTTATCCATATGTGTGAACATGATACTATTATTAAAAATAGAGAAGTTTGGGATAATGCATTTTCAAATTTAAAAAACCATGATGCTGTATGTTATACATTACCTAGATTCTTAAACCAAAATGGAGATATTAATTGTACATGGACATTTCAAAGTTTAAATTTAACTAAAATTTCAAATGATTATCTCAACTATCAAGAACAAAACTTAATAAATCAATATAGAACTTATTTTAATCAAGGAAAACTTCCAGTTACAGAATGTATATTATATGACAATATTTGGAAAAACTTAAATTGTTATATTATACCTTTACAATATGATACTGATTTGGCTACATCATTTACTTTAAACCTAGACCATGCCGGAGAAGTTGAATATTCAACTATTCATCTCCATAATGAAGAATTTAAATTCTTTGCTTGGAATAACCAAAAAGATTTAGTACATTATGACTTAATAATAGATGATAAAACTACTAATATTCAAATCCCACCTAATGGGTGGAATTGGGTAAAAATATCAGATACAAAACCAAATATTATTAAAATATTTAAAGATAACAAATTAATTAAGCATTTTGATATGAATAACCCATTAGATAAAAAATGGATATATGAATATTCTGAGGTTGAAAAGTTATAATGGAAAAAATAACCTAATTTGGTTCCCCCAAACATTATTCGTATATTTACGGAATAAGTAAAATAAAAAAATTGTGGGAAAGAAAAATAAATTACCTCAAATAGTAAGGGAAATACAAGATAACCCTCCAGTACCTGTTAATTTTTCATTTGAAAAAAATATTTCTTATTCCCAACTATCAATGTATACACAATGCCCTAAAAAGTGGGCGTTGAATTATAGAGATGGACATAAGGTAAGAGAACAAAGCATTCATATGACTTTTGGCACGGCAGTACATGAAACTCTCCAAATGTACCTTGATGTGATGTATAATGAAAGTGGTGCAGCTGCTGATCGTATCAATTTAGAGGAAGATTTTGAAGAACGATTAAGAGTGTGTTATGCTATTGCTTATAAAGCAAATAAGAACATTCACTTTAGTTCACCTAAACAAATTCGAGAGTTTTACAATGATGGGATTGAAATTATTTCTTATGTAAAGAAAAATAGAAACAAATATTTTTCAAAACGTGGATGGTCATTAGTAGGTTGCGAGGTACCAATTGTATTAGCGCCTAATCCACGTTTACCTCGCGTTAAATACATGGGCTTCCTTGATGTCGTGCTATACCATGAAGACACAAATAAATTCATTATAATCGATATAAAAACATCAACCAGTGGGTGGAATGCTAATGCTAAGAAAGATAAATCAAAACAACATCAGTTAGTTTTGTATAAAAAATTCTTTGCTGAGCAGTATAATATCCCTTTAGATAATATTGAAATTGAATTCTTCATTGTTAAACGTAAATTATGGAAATCAGAGGATTTTGTAATTAAACGAGTTCAACAATTTAGACCACCTTCAGGAAAAACATCAGTTAATAGAGCAACAACTTCACTTAAAATATTCTTAGATAATTGCTTCACTAGAGATGGGTTTAATGATAAAGAAATGCCTGCTACAATAAATGATAATTGTAAGTGGTGTGCTTTCCATAAAACTCACCTATGTTCTGCGACTTTTTAATATTTGTATATATGTATAGACGAACAATTAAAATAAATAATTATGAGTAAAAGTGAAGGAATGACACTGACAAGTGTAAAAGTTAAGAGTAATCTATTTGAGGATTTTAAAATAGAATGTGTAAAAAGAAAATTTAGTTTTCAAAAATTATCTGATAGAGCTATTTTTCTCTATTTAACAAATGAAGATTTTAGAAAAAAAATTAATAGTCAAACAAATTTAGATATAAATAAATAAATAAAAGTTAAAAATGAAAGAAGGTTATATTAAACAAAGTGATAGAAAAAAAATACTATTACTTACAGATGATATTCGTGTTCATTCTGGGGTTGCTCAAATTGGTAGGGAACTTATCAACAATACTTCAGGACATTATAATTGGGTTCAATTAGCAGGAAGTGTTAAACATCCTGAAAAGGGAGAAATTATTGATTATTCCAAAGATATTAATGAACAACAAGGGTTAGAAGACTCATATGTTAAATTATATCCTGTAGATGGGTATGGAGATGAATCAATTTTAAGAGAAATAATTAAAATTGAAAAACCAGACGCAATTCTTCTTATAACTGATCCTAGATATTTTATGTGGTTATTCCAGATGGAAGAAGAAATTAGAAGTAAAATTCCAATTGCATATCTTAATATTTGGGATGACATGCCAGCTCCACAATACAATGAAGAGTTTTATGACTCATGCGATGCTTTATTTGGTATTTCAAAACAAACAGTTGCAATTAATAAAATTGTTTTAGGGGATAAAGCTAATGATAAAATTATTAAATACGTCCCTCATGGTTTAGATGATAAAAAATTCTTTCCCATAGAAGAAGTATCTGAACAGTATACCAAGTTTAAAGATTCTATAACTCATAATACTGAGCGAGATTTTATTTTGTTTTTCAATTCTAGAAATATTAGAAGAAAATCAATCCCAGATGCCTTAGTAGCTTGGAAATTATTTATAGATACTTTAACAACTGAAGAAAGAGAAAAATGTTTATTTGTTCTTCATACAGAACCTTCAAGTGATCATGGTACTGATCTCCAATCAGTTATAGAATATATATTTGGTGAGGATGAAAGAACTGTTGTAATTTCAAATCAAAAACTCCCACATGAACAAATGAATTGGTTATATAATTTAGCTGATGGAGTAATATTATTATCTTCAGCTGAAGGGTGGGGATTAGCTTTAACAGAAGCATTACTTACAGGTACACCAATTATTGCTAATGTAACAGGTGGTATGCAAGATCAAATGAGATTTGTAGATGATGAAGGGGAATGGTATACTAATGATAAAGATGTACCATCCAATCATAATAAAACTTACAGCAAACATGGTGAATGGGCATTACCAGTATACCCAAAAGCACTTTCATTAGTAGGTTCACCAACAACCCCTTATATTTGGGATAGTAGATGTAGTGCCGAAGATGCAACTAAACGTATAGCTCAACTTTATAACATGAGACCTGAGTGGAGGAAGAAAATAGGTGAGAGTGGTAGAAAATGGGCAACCGGAGATGAAGCTGGTTTTACAGCCGAAAAGATGAGTCAAACCTTTACAGAAGGAATGGAAGAATTATTTTCAACGTGGACACCTAGAGAAAATTTCGTATTCTTAAAAGATACAGATTATCAAACAAGAACAATTAAACATAAATTACAATACTAATGAAAAAAACATTTTATATAAGTTGCCCTATTGATACTTATTCAGGATATGGCTCGCGCTCTAGAGATTATGTTAAAGCCCTTATAGAATCAGATAAATATGATGTAAAAATCCTATCACAAAGATGGGGTAATACTAGAAATGGATTTTGTGATGATTTTGAAGAGTGGAATTTTCTAAGAGATTATATTGTCCTTCAACCTTTATCACAACCTGATATTTGGTGTCAGATTACAGTACCTAATGAATTTCAAAAAGTGGGAAAGTATAATATTGGACTTACAGCCGGAATTGAAACTACAGTTTGCTCTCACCAATGGATTGAAGGTTGTAATAGAATGGATTTAATTTTAACTTCATCTGAACATTCAAAAAATGTTTTTAATACTACATCTTATCAATTTAAAGATCCACAGACTCAAGAAGTTAAAGACTTAAAATTGACTACACCTATAGAAGTACTAATTGAAGGTGCTAATTTAGATGTTTATAAAACTTTAACCGAACCTTTAAAAAATGATAAATTATGTAAATCATTAGATTCCATTCCTGAGAAATTTGCTTATTTATTTGTAGGCCATTGGTTGCAAGGAGACATGGGTGAGGATAGAAAGAATGTTGGTTTATTAATTAAAGCTTTTTATGAGACATTTAAAAATAAATCAAATGCTCCTGCTTTAGTTCTTAAAGTAAGTTGTGGGAAAGGTTCACATATGGATAGAAGAGAAGTAATGAGGAGGATATATTCTATTAGAAAATCTATAGGAGCTAAAATTATCCCAAATGTATATCTAATTCATGGGGACTTATCAGATTCTGATATGAATGAACTTTATAATCATACTAAAATAAAAGCAATGGTTTCTCCAACAAAGGGAGAAGGATTTGGTCGCCCATTATTAGAGTTTGCCTTAATCGGAAAACCTATTATAGCATCAGGTTGGTCAGGTCATGTAGATTTTTTAAACCCAAAATTAACAGCTATGATGGGAGGACAATTAACAAACATTCATCCATCAGCACAACAAAAAGATATGTTAGTTGAAGGTTCAAAATGGTTTTCAGTTGACCACGGACATTTAGGTGGATTTTTGGTTGATGTAAAGAAAGATTATAAAAAATGGTTTATAAAAAGTAAAACTCAAGGTAATAGATTAAAAAAGTCTTTTAGTTTTGATAATATGAAAACTCAATTGATGGATATTTTAGATAAAAATGTAAAAGTCCCAACCCAACAAGAATTAAAGCTTCCTAAATTAGAAGGAATAAAATTACCAACAATGAAAAAAGTATAAATATGAATGATAATTTAGTAAACTGCGATAGATGTGGTTCAGACGCTGCCTACGTTCAAGAGGTAAATGATAAAATAAAAAACTACCAATGTTATGGTTGTGGTTTTATTACAAATTCACTATTAGTTAAAGGTTCTGATTTTTTTGAAGAACAGATGGAACTACTTCCTAACCTATATAAAGAACTAATGGGTGAAGATGAATTTGGGAAAGTTTGGATGCCTTCAACAATTAACCTTCCTGAAAAAGGAATGGTTTTTGCTAATGGTAAGAGTGGAGAAAATTGGAAATGGGCTGGTGTGTTAGCTGTTCCAGTTAAGGATGAAGAAAAAGAAAAATATCCAATCCCAAATAAAGAAGGTGAATTTTATACATTAAGAATGGATATGGAAACCATAATAGAGTTTGATGAAGGTAATTTTTTAGATGCTTTAGAGTACATTGGAGTATTTGATGAAGCAGAAGTTGGTTTCCCCGAATAAATTTCGTATATTGATATTATGATAAAAATTTCGTATGCAATTACAGTATGTGATGAGTTTCTTGAAATACAGAGACTCATCTCTATATTGTTAAAACAAAAAAGAATTGAGGATGAAGTTGTTGTGTTAGTTGATTTAACTAAAAACACACCAACATCAGAATTATTAGGATATCTTCATAAGTTAAGTTCTAACAATTCTATAACATTAATTGAAGATAAATTTCAGAATCATTTTGCAGATTGGAAAAATAGATTAACTAGAGGGTGTAAAGGAGATTATATATTTCAAATAGATGCTGATGAGATTCCTAATGAACTATTAATAGGAAATCTACCAGCAATTCTATCCGAAAATCCAGACAATGAAGTTTATTATGTGTCTAGGGTAAATACCGTATCTGGACTTACCCCAGAACATATTAAAAAATGGAATTGGAATGTAGATGAAAAAGGATTGGTTAATTGGCCTGATTACCAGATGAGAATATGGAAGAATAAATCAGATATTAGGTGGAGAAATAAAGTCCATGAAACCCTTGAAGGACATATGAACTTTTTATGTTTACCAGCTATGGAGGAATTAGCATTATATCATCCCAAGGATATTAAAAAACAGGAAAAACAAAATAACTACTATAACACATTATAAGAATGAATAAAAAAACAACAATATTAATAACAGGTGTTGCAGGTTTACTAGGAAGCAGATTAGCTGATTGGATTATTGAAAATAAACCAAATTATAAAGTAATAGGGATTGATGATTTAAGTGGTGGTTTTAAAGAAAACATCCACCCTAAGGTTGAATTCCACCAATTAAGCTTAGTAGATGGTGCGCTTAATACCGTATTTAACACGTGTAAAATCGATTATGTTTACCACTTCGCAGCCTATGCTGCAGAAGGGTTATCACCGTTTATACGCGCATATAATTATGATAACAATTTAAAATCAACAGCACGTATAGTTAATGAGTGTATAAAACACGACATTAAAAGGTTAATATTTACATCCACTATGGCTGTTTATGGTCATGGTGAAGGTGGGGTATTTCATGAAGATATGGGAAGAAATCCAATCGATCCTTATGGTATTGCTAAAACAGCATGTGAGATGGATATAGAAGTAGCTAACCATCAACATGGATTAGATTATACTATTATCAGACCCCACAATGTTTATGGTGCTAAACAAAATATTTGGGATAAGTATAGAAATGTATTAGGTATATGGATGTATTACTTATTAAATGATCAACCAATCACAATTTTTGGTGATGGTACTCAACGTAGAGCATTTAGTTATATTGATGATTCAATTGAACCTCTATTTAATGCTCACCTTGAACCTAAAGCATCTAAACAAATAATTAATTTAGGTGGTATTGAAGATTATTCAATATTAGAATGTGCTGAAGCTTTACAGGAGATAGTAGGTAAAGGGGAAATCGTCCATTTAGAAGGAAGACATGAAGTTCACACAGCAGTCCCAACATTTGAAAAATCAGTTGATATTTTAGGATTTAAGCATCAAACATCCTTAAAAGAAGGTTTAATTAAGATGTGGGAGTGGGCTCAATCACAACCTATGAGGGAAAGATTTATTTGGGATGAATATGAAATTGAAAAGGGATTATATAGTTTTTGGAAAGAAGATTACACTAAAAAATAAAATAAAAATATGTCAAACGGAATGAAACCTTGGATGGATGATAGTGAAATCCTACTTATATTAAAACACCTTTATTACACAGATACAATGTTAGAATGGGGTAGTGGAGGAAGTACAAATTATTTCCCACACTTTGTTAATAAATACTACTCAATTGAACATGATGATGAGTGGGCTAGTAAAATGACTAACCTCCCTTCTAATGTAGAGTATCATAAAATTTCTTGGGATTCACCACGTACAATACCAACTCAACGTTCCCAATTTGAAACCTATATTTCTCACATAGATAAATTAGGGGTGGATAAATTTGATAAGATATTAATTGATGGTAGAGCAAGAGGATGGTGTGCAGAATATGCATTAAACTATCTACATAAAGATTCAATCATATTTATCCACGATTTTTGGAATAGACCACAATATCACGTTGTATTTGATTGGTATACTGAAGTTGCTTCCGTAAAGGGAGAAGGACTTCAAACAATTGTAGCACTAAAGCCCAAAACTGAATTTTTAACAGCATAAATTATAACTTTAATGAGAGATTTAAAAGAAAAATTAACAATTCAAGTATATTATAGATTATCTAATTTAGAAGCTGGTATTTCAAAGAAAAAAATCCCAAATGCAACTAAAAAACACTGTCTAGAAAATTGCATAAAAGAATTTGGGAGAGAAAATATCACCATTTTAGGGGATAGATTAAACAAAGAAACAAAAGATTTTGTAATTTCCTTAAATCTAAAGTTAGTAGAAGTAGATAATGGGACAGGTTCTGGAACATTTAGGGATGCCTTAAATTTAGCTAGAGATGAAAACAATGATGGGGATTTTGTTTATCTTCTTGAAGATGATTTCTTACATAAACCTAAATCAAAGGATATATTAATGGAGGGGATAACTAGTTACGATGCTTATGTGACGTTATATGACCATCCTGACAAATACATAAATAAAGAGGATGGTGGTAATTATTTTATTGAAGGTGAAGGTGAAATAACTAGGCTTATAAAATCAAACTCAGTACATTGGAAAATAACAAATAGCACAGTTATGAGTTTTGCATGTAGAGTATCAAGATTAAAAAAAGACTATGATTTGATTATGAAATATTCTAATGGCACCATTACAGATTCATTTGGATTTTTTACAGAATTATCACAAACCAAAGAAATACCAGTTTTAAGCTCAGTCCCAGGATATAGTACCCATTGTGAAGCTTTATGGACATCCCCTTTAACAGATTGGGAAAAAATATAAAAATATGATATCGATAATAATACCAACATACAGAAATCCTAAATATCTAGATTTATGTCTAAAATCAGCAATCGAACAACAATCTAATGGAAATGAAATTATAGTTGCCGTAGATGGTTTTATTGAAGAAAGTCAAGAAGTATTAGATAAATATAAAGATAATATCCAAGTTTTAGATTTAGGTGAAAATCAAGGAATGCAACAGGCTCTTAATTTAGCTGTAATGAATGCTACTAATGAAATGATTTTTGTTGTCAATGATGATAATGTGTTTTGTAAAGATTATGATTTAGCTATACTAGATATTCTTAAAGATAGAGAAAAAACAGTATTGACTGTTAATCAAATCGAACCTACAGGTCCTGGTATATTTAACTTCCCAGTTAAAGACTTAGGTAAATTACCTAAAGATTTTAAATATGAAGAATTTATTGATTATGAGTTCTTGATTAAAGAAGACAAAGTTACAACAGATGGAGGTATTTTTCCATTTGCTATGTATAAAAAATATTATATGGCTGTAGGTGGATTTGATACGATGTACAATTCCCCCTTTATTTGTGATTGGGATTTTTTCTTAAAATTAGATTTAATAGGTTTAAAGTTTTGTAGAACTCATAAAGCACACTTATACCACTTTGGTAGTTCTGCTACTAAAAACGGAAAGGAAGGTACTAGGTTTAAAGCAACTGAAGACCCAGCAGCTGGTGTGTTTATGTATAAGTGGGGTATGAGTCCTAGCTTATTTGAAAATAATTCCCATAGACCTAAAGGAAATAATATTAGAGGAATTAATTTTTAAATATTTATAATGGAACACAATTCAACTCTAATAATGGAAAATACAGAAAACAAAGGTAAAAATGATCAAGAAGTAACCTATATAGAGTTAATATGGGATAGTGTAGAGGAATTTGAGGATTTACATAGTAGTCCTCAATTTGTGAATTTTATTTTAAAAAAATCCTATAATTCTATTACTAAGGCTGTTGAAAATAACTTAGATAAAGTCGAATTATTTAACATATTTAATATGTCTGTTATTGTAGAACTAGATAAATGTAATTACATTCCAGTTCTTGACAACATAGTTAATTATTTTATCTCAATAGAGGATTATGAAGAATGTAATAAAATTAAAAAGCTAATAAGTAAAATATGCAAAACATGAAAAAGTGGAAATATTATTCAAAATTAGATGAAAATCAAGAAACTATAGGAATAGTTGAGGCTATGTATGAAAATACAGCTTATATATTAGCTTGTCACAATAAAAAATTATCTATGGTTAATTTTAAAAAATTATTTAAAATAAAAAAAATTAAATAATGGAAGATGAAATTGAGGGGACAGAAGGGTTGAAAGACTTATTTGAATCTATTTTAGGAGCAGAAGTTAAAATTAAAGATAACATGGATGTTGTTGAAGAGTTAATATTTAAAAAGAACATTAAAAAGCTAGAAGATTCACATATTCTTGAAAATGCATTAATAGAAGATTACGGAATAAGTATTGGTCAAATAATAGACCCTTTATGGGAAATTATTGAAGATAATTTTACTCTCATATATGGTGAAAATGAATTAGAAACTATTATGTGGTATATTAATGAAAGACATAACCCAAGTGGTGAAATAATTCCATTAGTAAATGAGGACGGAAAAGAATTTTTAATAAAAGATGTAAATGACTTATGGGATTACATTAAAAATAAAATAAAATAAATGATAGATTTAGAAATGATACCATGCGTTGTGTGTAAAAACCCAATGCCTGAACTTAGATTAATTAAGTTTAACTATAACAGATGTATAGATTGTTCAAATGTAGGAGCATATGAAGCTATAAATACATTAAATGGCTCAGGTGATAATACTTGGAACGATATTCAAATATTAACCCCAGAGCAGTCTAAATTAATAAAGAAAGAACAAAATCGTTCTTCAAAATTTGATTCATATAACAATTAAGAATTTTGCCAAAAGCTAAACCACTCGGAAAGGAAATGATAACAGCTGCTATGGCTAAAACAAAGTCAAATTTGGCAGCTGCTAGGTTTTTAAATGTTTCATACCAACATTATAAAAAATGGGCTAAAATATATAACAGCACTACCCATGAAAGTTTATTTGAGGAACATAAAAACCAATGTGGTAAGGGTATTCCTAAATTTTTAAGAGTTGGAGGAAAAGAACCTGCGTTATTGGATTTAATAGAAGGTAGAGCAAATGCTTCATCTTTCACACCCGAAAAGATTAAATATAGACTTATAACTGAGGGGTATTTAGAAGAAAAATGTTCTCAATGTGATTTTAAAGAACGTAGAGTTTTAGATTATAAAATGCCTCTTCTCCTCCATTTTAAAGATAATAATAAAAAAAATTATCATTTAACTAATATTGAGATGTTATGTTATAATCATTATTTTCTAGTTGTAGGTGATATATTTACTGATAAGCAAGTTCAAGGAATTGAGGATCACAAACCTGTAAGTCAAGGTAAAGTAGAATGGGAAGTGGATAATTACCATCTAGAACGTTTAAAAGAATTAGGTTTAGGTGATGATGATCCTGAAGAATATAATATAATATCAAGGTTATGAAAAAAACTAGAAATATCAAACGCTCTAAGCATAGCGAAATAATAAATGATTATGATAAAATTAAATCAAACCATTTAGAAAAACTCACAAATAAAATACTTAAAGATGATGAAAAAAATCAACGTCTAAAGTTAAAAACTATTAATAAAAAGTTTTTAGATTTCTTTTAAGGTTAATTTGGAAATTTAAATTCCATTTCGTATATTAATGGGTATAAACATAAACTATATGAAAAAAATTATATTATTATTGTTTTTACCATTTGGGTTTAATGGTGAGAGTACTATTGTAAATCTCAAAAAAGTAGATATCTGTGTCAAAGATTCAACTTTAACACCAACAATTATTGTACCACCACAACCCGTGGATGAGTTAATTAATGCATTAATATACGTTGAATCACGCGGTATAGACAGCGCTGTTGGTGATACTCACCTAAAATTACCATCAATAGGAGTATTACAAATAAGACCAGTTATGGTTAGAGAAGTTAATCGTATTTTAAAAATAATAGGTTCAACCCAACGATACAAATTAAAAGATAGATTTAATAGACAAAGTTCAATTAAAATGTTTTTAGTTTGGAAAAACTATCACCACCCCAAAGGTGGGTTTGAAGAAATAGCTCGTTGTTGGAATGGTGGGCCAAGAGGTTTAAAAAATAAAAGAACAGAAAAGTATTGGGTTAAAGTTCAAAAACAATTAGTAAATGGATAAGGAAGAAGATTATTTTAGTATGTTTGATGAAGATTCATTATTTGAAATGGTTTTAAATCAACCCTCAGAATTTAAAAAAATGTGTATTTTAATTAGTTTAGATATTCAACTTGAAATTGAAAGAGTTAAAAAATTAAATTAACAAAAAACTTCTAAAACAGTTTCATAGAGAGGCGTGATTACTCCATAAAAAGTTCGTACATTTATAGTATAAATAAATAAAGGTTATGTTATATAAATTTCAAAATTTCAATAAACACAGTAATTTAAGAACTCGTATTATATTCCAACATGGAGATAAACCATTTCGTGTTAATCCCAGAGGACTTGGTAAATTCGTTAATGTGCAAGCATTTAAGTATGAGTATACGCACCAAATCTTACCTCCATCTTTAGTTAAGCTTGGGGGTAAAACGTTTATAGTTCCTACTTGGGAAAAAGTCCACCCTAAAACAAGGTTAGAAGATATTGATTGGGTTAAACCAAAACCTAAAAAGGTAATTGTTGAAAAACAAGAATTCCAATTCGAATCAAAATCAGATCCAGGACACTTCTACAAAGTTACTGTAAAGGATAATAAAGTGGATTGTACGTGTTCTGGAAAGTGGAGAGCAAAGGATAGACAATGTCGCCACATGAAAGATGTTAAAAAACAATTAGGGATAGTTTTATAGGGAGGCGACGATAGATTTGGAGAAGCGAGGAAGTGTTCGTATATTTACGGAGTAAATGAGGTGCGAGCCTAATAAAAAATAAAAGTTATGGAACATAGAGGAAGACCAAAAGAAGAAATTTACGAAGTAAAAGAAAAATGGGATGTAGTTACTTATGAAGTACCAACTAAACCTGAATTAGGGTGGAAGAGTATTTGGTATTATGATAATAGTAAAACTACCAATGGTCCATTTCAAACTGAAATCACATATCCTAAAGGTTTTAAAGAAGAAAAATTTAAACCTGAAAAAGGTAAAGCATATAATAAAATGCCTGTAATTATGGTATTTAAAACATCTAACCGTTCAAATGCCAAGACTAAAATGAAGATTTGGGCTAATGAAAATATAGATTATATCCTATCAGCAAGCAAATTAGTTGGTGTACCTGAAGGAGCAATTATATTAGAATTGGGGGTAGGTAAAAGTTTTATTGAAAAATGGCAACTAAAATATAGCTTATAATATTTATTAATATAATTAAAACAAGAACAATGAAAGAAGAATACCAAATGAAATGGAATAACTTTATTACTGAAAACCAAGGAACAGATAATGAATGGACATTATACGTAAAATCCCTAGTTAATACTATTAAATTAAATGGTGTTGATGATTATTTAGATTTTAGTGAAGATGACTTCAAAGAAGATTTTGATAATTATATAGCTGATAAAATGGGTATGTAATATCTTTTTAAATATTATTTTGAGAGAGATGTGAAAACATCTCTCCCTTTTATTAAAAATACATGCATAATAATTTGGTTTAGCCACATATTGTTCGTATATTTACAGGGTAAATGAGGCGGGAACGCAGTTAATAAATTAAAAAAATAAAAGTTATGTTAAAAAAAATAAATTTCAAGTATTTAATAGGAGCAGTAGGTGCTCTAAGTTTAGGATTATTAACAATAACAGGTGTTGTTCAACAACAAATCCACTTTACTAGTGTTGACAGTGAGATAGGATTTGCATTAATGGCAATTTTCATGAGTATTATTTGTACATTTGGTATTAAAAAATAAAAAAAAATGAAAAATTTGAAAGTAAATCAATACCTAGCTGAAGGTAAGCTATTAAAAGAAAACAAACCTAACTTTGAAGATATTGAAATTGGAGATAAATTCTTAGAAAGAGATGATGAAGGTGAAGTTTTTACAGTAGTAGATGTGTTTGTTCCTGAGTTTACATCAAATACAGAATCAATTACTTTAAAAGATAGTGATGGAATTCAAACTACTTATCCTGATGATTTTGCTGATGGTGAGTTTTTTGATTGGTTTAAGCCTTTAAAGTAGTGGTGGAAGATAGACACAAAAAAACTGCAATGGAGTAGATGGAACTTCACATTTAAATAATAAAACATTTCAACGCAGGAGTGCGGAAGCGGTGCAGGTATCAAATCCTGTCTACTTTATTTCTTTTAATAATATGTATAATAAAATAAACGAATATGGCAGGGATTTACAATAATCGAAGGTATATTACATTTAATGTAAGTGAAGCAGATGAGATTGATTTTACACAAGTTGAGGAAACATCACGTTTAACTCTTAGGAAGTCCATTAATGGGGAGTTAGCAATAGTTAAATATGAATTACCCCCTCCATCCTCAGTTATAAATTTAACCACTAAATCTCAAGAATATACCCATAGTGAGATTAAAGTTCTTTTGAACACCTCAGCTTGGACTGACGGATTACCTTATTAAATTATGTCTTTACCTATAAAAAAATCAGTAGATAGCCCAACTAGAGCTGGGCTGAGAAGAAATGATATCATTGCAGGAACTGGTAATGAAGATTATGGACCATCTGATAATACAAATTACTATAATAACCTTAATATACCAGACAATGGGTATATTGTTTCTATCATAGGGTTAAATAGTGAAATTATATCTTTTTCAGCAAAAACCACAGAAGAATTAATTTTAATTAATAGACATTTGGGTGGGATTGGTACTACTTTAGCTCAAGCTAAAGAAGAACTAAGTGCTCGAAATGAAACTTGGATAATGGGTACTCCCCTAGATAACATTT